CCACTCGTCAACGCTCGAAATCCGGACCGTGGGTAGTCCACGGTCAGCGGATCTTGGTTTCCTCTACAAGTTAGAAGCCCAGTTGTTGTAGAACACTGAGCTGACTGAAGAGACGCTGAGGCCAGCAACAGAGGTGCTCTGTGTGTCAGCGTTGGCGAATGTCATCGTGCCAACAGCTTGGGTCACATTGATCGCTGCGCAGTAACTGGCAGTAGTGCCAGAATCGCATGTTGCAGTAGCACCAATAGTCATGTTGGTGGTCGCAGAAGTTGAAGTGGCAGCTGCTCCGGACAGGTTGATTAAGCTAAGAGAAACAAAATAATATCCAGGAGTGGGAAAAGTGACCACATTGACGGCGGCAGTTGCGTAGATGGGCCCAGTTGAAACAGGGGCACTACCAAAAATGTTGGTGGTGCCAATGGTGCCTCCACTTGAGTAGATGAGCTGGCCAGCACCCTGCGGTGGAAGCTGGGGTACAAAGAGCTCAACATCATACTCCACCCAAAGTTTGCCCCAATTGACGGCAGTTCCGTCAGTTGTACAGGCAAAGAGGGTACCTGAGTCATAAGTCTTGACATCAAGGTTGGCAGGGAGAGCACCAATGCGCACATACTTGCGATCACCGGGTTCAATCATGGCTTTGACATCAAGCACACAAGTGAACTCAGGTGTCCACGGAACCTCCTCAACAACATCACGGTAGCTCGACGCCACTTGCTCCGTAATGGGGGCAGCGTCAGCGGCGTCATAATCAGGCACGAGCATCATAGAGCCGGGAACTGAAGTGGCACACCGGGAGTAATAACAAAACTTCAACCGGTGGAACTTATACTGTTCCCAGCCTGCTGCTTGCGTCGAGAGCCAGGGGAATGTGCCGGGGAGGCCAGGGTTCAAGGCGAAAGTGTTCGACACAGTGAACGTTGTGGACCCAGTGATGGAGGCGATCAATTCGCGATGCTGAATGCGAGTCGATCTGGATGAACCTCGAATCGTAGGTTCTCCGGAACGGAGGCCAACGGAGTAGGCGGCGGCGGCGGCGGCGGCGCCGATGCTGCCACTGCGTTGACCTTGTTGACGACGTTTCCGAAGAGGTTGCGCAATCTGTTTGGGCATTTGAACCATGGGCAACTGTGCTTGGACGGGCGGCTTACGTTGAGCACCACGTCGGCGTTGCTTCTGTCCTTTCTGCATTGACAGGGAATTTTCGGTTTTCGAGAGTGTGGAAAGTCTGGGGGATCGGGCCAGGGGTTTAATCGAAGCCGGCTCCAAGTAGCCGGCCCACACAACCCAGTGGGGTGAGTTTACTTCTTTCGCGCCGGAGGAGCAGCAGCGCGTTGCTCCTTGGTCGCGTTCTTGCTGCCCTGACGGCGGTCAGGCAACGAAGCAGCGGGTTTCGGTGCGATGTCACGAACACCACGCTGCGGTCCAGACTTCACATCACCGTGAAGCTGGCCGTTGTTCCGGGCAGGCCCATCACGAGCCTGTCCGCCTCCTTTCCCCGATTTAACATCAGCGGATTTCTCCGCTGCGTTGTCATGTAAACGGGGATTGCGACCTCGCTTGCCCGCTCGCTTGTCGGGTTTCTCCTTGCTCTCCTTCTGCTTCTTGTCAGCGGCAACATTCGCCACAACTTCCCCAACAGGATACACAAGGGTACCATCCACATGGATGACCTCAGTTGCGTCAGGAGCCACAACAGGGGGCTCAACAATCAATGGGGGGGACAGGAGATCAGCCGGGCGCCGGCACGTGTCCAACCAGGCCATGAAACGATCAATGGCTGGACCACCGTACAAATCGGCAGCGTGTGCCTCCATCCAATCGGCAAGAACATTCGGGTACTGTTCAGGTTGTTCCCAATCAGCTCCCCAAATGCCGAGGAAGTTAGTCACCTGCTCACCAAGGCCGCCGCAAGAAACAAAGCAACGGCAGAAGGGACCAAGAATAGGAGTGTGCGCGTCCGTAGCAACGAACGCACGCACCTTCTCGCCCAGCTTCATGAGCTCGGTGATGCCAGGCGGCAGCACACGTGTGACATGCAGCTTCGCCAGCTGACGGTTGATGTCACAACAGGAGTTCGGATCACCATGCCAGACCTGCGGGCCATAAAGGCGCGCAAGGAACTTGACTCCAAATTCGCCACGGCGAACTGGTTCCACCTTCAACCTCTGGCCAATACGTGTAGCGGCCAGAACGTACGTTTCGGGGTCCATGTTGGCGGTGAGTCCATCATCGCCACCATAGACACCGAGGCTCAGGTAGGCTTCCTCAGGGCCAATGAACAAACCATCATGAGTCCGCGTCATGCGACGAGCATAATACGCGGTGAAAGCATTGATCAGGCTATTGAAGACAGCCGTACCGGGCTCTCCACTGGCACGAGCCGTGCCAGTGTTGTACGTCACACCATGTGGTGTGTAAGCTGGAAGAGTATACATAGCAGAATGCAGATCTATCAGCTCACTGTGGTACCCAGGGGGAAAAGCGCGCAAAAGCGCCAACCGCTCGAGAGTACGGCAGGCGGGGCTCTCAGCCCCGTCAAACCGCGAGAAGTCTGAGTTGACAACAGTGTCAGCCTCAGAACAAACCGCCACTACGCGATGGGCTACCTCGACGGGAGGTTTTCCAAAAGCGTACCATGGCATGGTCTTGAGATGATCAGCAAGGGCATAGATGAAGCGCGAGTACATCATCTTGTCTCGTCCATTAATGGTTGAGATGATGCGCGGGTCTTTCGCTTCACCATAGGACTCAGCTTTCTGAAACGTCTTCGTAACTCTCGGATAGCTGGCCTGAGTTGCCTCATGCAGGATGCGTTGCTGAGATGGCCGTGGTTGGCGGTCAAACACATCTTCAAACTCAAGAGGGTGGATGCAATGTTCTTCTGGCATGAAGAACGCGAGGAATCGATTCATCTCACGACGCATATCCTCGGTCACCTCGACGTTGGAGGCTACCTGAAGGATGCGCTTGTCGACAGCACGTTCATCATTTGCGCGACAACGGTCAGGAGCAAACGATTCATGAACAATAGGGCTCATGAAGGCTGTCAGCATGGGCTTGGCATCGTGGGCCTCGGGCCGGCCGTAATGGTATCGGTGAATGGCCTCAGAAACAGGGAACACGCAATCGGGTTTCTTTCCAATTTTCTGAAGGTGATACTCGTAAAGAACGGCGGCTCCTGCCGGTTCATCCTTAGCATGCATTGTCGTCAAAACTGAAGCCATAGTCAGGCCAGTCTTGGCAGTGCGTGCTTTCGATGCCATGGCAGCGTCTTGATCAGCGGTGACATTAACAGCACCAAACTCACCGCACCGACCAGTGGAGATCATGGTGCGCCCATTAGAATGGGTCATGAGCCGGGTAAAGTCACCACAAGCTGGTTCCAAGCGGCGAAGAGAAATGTCGCTGAGGACTAGACGTGCCAGCCAAGCCAGAGCAAAGTTCCACTTCTTCAAAGGAGTGAGCAGAACAAGGACATGATCCTCATCAATATGCCGACGTTCAACACTGAATGTGGCAGTAGAGATGGGAAATCCCCAACAGGTGGCTGTCACCAGCAAACTATCGAGGTTGTAGTTCCAAATGGCGTGTTGATACTTTCCGCCGCCACTGACAAGATAAGTGAACGTATTGTCAGCATTGGCATGAAATGCGTACTCTCCCTCATTACAGCGAGAGACAGCAGAAGGCTGGAAAGTATACAGCAGCGTGGGACGATAACGCTCACACAAACGCTGCTCCATGTCGACGTAGTAATCCACATCGACATAGACGTCAAGGCCAGAGGAAGCATGACGCTCCTCAGGGCGGGGATCCACAGGAACATCCTTGGGCCAGAACCAAGCTCTCGAGCCCTCTACATCACGACGCTGGTCGGAGGAGGACATCTGGATAAAGAATGGTTGATAGCCAAGCTCACCTGCCAAAGCGTTGGCAAAGTGGGTCGCTGTGCTCCGGTTGGCAGCTGAGTGGCCATGGGTATGGCCTGCTACGGGACGGAGATGATTGATTGGGAGGGAAGTAAACTCACCTCGCACTTGCTCAGGTCGACGATCAGGACAGCAAGCGCCTTGTGCTAGAACGAAACTGGCGACATAACGTCGCACATTGACGAACTTGTAAGCCACGGTGACGGCAATAATGCCAGTAACAACCGTGCTTCCGAGCACGAACATCACCATAGACTTATCTACGTGAAGTGTCGATAGCCATGAGGGTTCAGGCGTGGGGGTTTTCGGCGCCACAGCCACCATAGCCGGAAACGCATCGGAGGGCAGAAAGTCCAACGGAGTTTCGGGAATGGCGGTAGGCAGCCGGCGGCTGACGGAGTTATAAAACTCAACGGCAGCGGCAACGCGCACGCGGAACCGATCAAGGTCCTTGGAGGGGATAAGGCTC